CCCTTGAACGCAATGGCATCAGTAAACCCTATTTCAACTAAACCCGTTCCGTCACGATACCTTCGCAAGTATCCATTAGTTCCACCGCTTTCAGAAAGTAAAAATTGCATGATAGTAGTGCTGCTTGATGTTCCGGCATTTCCAACTGATATAGATGTTTCAGACGTTTGATCCTTTTGAACCTTTAATCCCGTTGCCGGAGGCGCTGAACCAATTCCTACCCCCCCAACATTCACCGCAAATGCAGCGGAATTATTATTATACAAACCTCCATTTACTTGCAGCGCATACGCCCCGGCATCCGATGTTGTGCCTACGTAAACCTCCCCACTCGTCGCAGCAAGTACCGTTGTACCCGTGACGTACGCATTCCCCGATACTTGTAGTTTATAGTCCCCGGCATCGGTGGTGGTGTTGATATAAGTTTCTGAATTTGAAGACGCTAAAAATGTTGTAGTCGATCCGCTTAATACCGAAAGTGCAACATTTTCTGAAGTTGTATTTGATATTTGTACACGCCCAATAGTTGTCCCTGAACGTCTCCCTGCATCAAGTAATAATGCGCCATCAAGGTTTGTAGTTGATGAAATCAAACCACTACCACTATATCCGTATGCATCTGAATTTAATCGTCCTATTGTCAATTTAGTACCCAAAAATGTCAACGCATCGGAATCAAAATTACTTGCAGGTCTTATTTGTCTTGCTCCACTTACCCCGACATCACCGTTTATTTGTAGCAAACCATTTGATCCGATAGTAGTAGTATTGATTAAAACAACACCACCATTGTCATATATCAAACTATTCCCAATCGTTGACGTTCCGGTGAATTTAGATACATAGTTAGTCGTACCCGTCCCCGTCACCGGATTCGTTAATACGTTCTGCTTAACGAGTGCCAATGAATCCACGACCTTGCCGACACGCAAACGTGATGCGACGATTGCCGAATCAACTATAATCGTTCCCGTTGTGGTGATTGTGCCACCGGATAACCCGTAACCCGTAGCGACTGATGTAACCGTACCGCTGCCTTTCGTGGCGATGATTGCACCTAATGAATCGTCACCCTTTTGCCTCCATGCTCTTGTACTTAATACCGTCGTGTCCACTAATCCCGTTGCGGATGATGTTGCAGATAATACCCCGTTATCGTCCGCTACCACAATTCGTGAACCCGTACCCGTCAATGAATTAAGTCGGAATGTGCCGTCCGTTTGAAAACGACCTCGTAATGTTGCGGATGTATAAAATCGGATGTCACCATCTTTCAGGTTATTGATGTCGAATGTGTTTGCCCCACCATAACCCATATACGCCCGTATGGTGTCTGCTATCTTGTACGTGTAAACTGCGGAAGATGTGGCGTTGTTTTCGATGGTCGTAATTCCGGCCGATGTGAATGATGGTACGGTAGTATTGAAAAGTAAGTTCGTGCCGCTTTCGTAAAGTTTGGAGTTGATTACGGAACGCGATGCGTCAAATTTAGGAAAGTAATTCGCAGTACCTGAACCACGGAGATAGGGATTAAGCATCGAAGATGTATCCGCGATATTTACTTTCAAGTTGATGCGATTGCTTAACCATACCGTGTCGGATTCTTTCAGGTAAGGTGAAAGCATCGCGGTTGTGTCCGCAGCGCGTAAGTACGGCAACAACATTGCAGCCGTGTCGATATGAATGCCTAACCTTCGCCATTGGAAACCCGTCCAATAATACACGGATGAATCGGAGATTTGATATCGTACCGCGCCGGAATCGGTCGGTAATTTTGATCGCTTCGGGAGGTAAAAAATCGAATCCGTCCGAAAGTTTCCACGGGATACCACGGTCGTCGTTGGTGCGCCGATTGTCTGGATGGTTTGCGATTGAGCGGTCGCGAACAATGCCGCGATGATGATGAGTATTCGTTTCATATTTTTATAACGAGTGCTTGTATTTTTTCGCCCAATGCGAGAGCGGTTGAAAATGTGATTGTGTCGCCGGATTGAGTGTGGTACGATGACCCGTCGCCGGGATCCGCCCAATCGGATAAAATGGAGTTCCGATATAGCCATACCGTTGCATCCTCGAAATCTGCGTCCGTCCATGTCGTGTCGCCGTCACCCGGGAAACCAACGTCGCCAACGATGAACCGCTTTTTCACGGTTCCGATATTTGCGGAGATGAACGCGATAACGTCGGATATATTCGCTTTGTATGAATACCCGGTAAGCGGATCCCCGACGATCATTAAGTCCGTCAGTTCCGGCGTCCGTTCATCGAGTTGGTTAATACGTTTCGTCAGCATCCCTTAAAATATAAAATCGGACGGAACTTGACAACGATCGGCGGCATACGGTATATCGATCAAAACGCGTGCTGTAACTCCGGCGAGTAGGTCGGGCGTTGTATCCGTGATGAAAGTAATGTCGCTCGAATTGCCAACACTAAACTCGAATCCCGGATACCTTAATTGCGCGATGATGTCTTGGGCAATGGATAACATTTGCGATTGGATCTCGCGTTCGTTTTCCAGATCCGCTACAAGGCGATCAATGAAAAACATTTGAAACGGGATCGACATTGATCCAATCGAAAGTGATCCGGTCGTAGCGTCAAACGTGAACAAAGGATATTTAACGTCCCCGATCGCGAGCCGATCCATTACCGCGCCGTTGAACGTCGTTTGAATCATTTCGTGAGATTCCCCGAGCCGTTGTATCGTGTCGATCACTTGCTTTAGTGTCATCGCTTTCAATTTTACGCAAGTACGCCCGTAAGCGTTCCTGATTCTTTACGGAATATGTTTTGTTCCCTTTCATCAATCGCAGCAATTCGGCGAGTCGCCTTGATACTTTTGTTCGTATGTTTTCGGGCAATGTTTATCGTGACCTAAATAAACGGTCGAGGCGTAAACTTGCCGCTCCGGTTGAATGATGTCGACCCCCGTTCCCGGATTGATATACTCTTGGAAATACACCCCTTTCGACGCGGTTTCCTTGACGTACAATATCATCCGGTTGGCGTAAAATTCCGCCCGTGCCTTGTATCGGTTCGCTACCTCGATCAACTCCTGAACGTTCGGTTCCGTCTGGTCGGTTCCGGTTTTCCGAATCACCCCTTTATTGTAAAACTGAAACGACATACCCATCGGGAGTTCGGCCAATGTGTAATAAACCAGCGCGGGGGTGATGTACGTGTCGAGCAAGTCTTGTTCCTTATCGGTGAGGTTGTTATTCTCGATGCCGTCTTGCAATCGCGTGTATAATCCCGTCCCCAACGCCGGATGGATGAACATATCTTGCGCCGTCATTATCTCCGGGTTGACCAACTTCTCGTCGACGTTCGCGTGTAATCCGGTGCGCTCTTTTATTGTAGCCGGGGATATGAAAAGTATTTTTCGCATCTTATTTCTTTTTTCGGATTACAACATTTGACCTCCATTCATGCCGACATGACGGCGATGCGGGTTTCCCGGCACCTTGCCCCCACCAACCACCACCGCGATCGAACACGGAATATCCCAAGCGTTGAGATAGTGTTTCGATTTCGCGCCGTGTCCAATACCGACCCAGATCCATCAATTTCACGCAGAACGGACGCGATGGATGTTCTTCCGTATTTCTTTGCGTCGATGGCACCTCTGGTTTCCATTCATACGAATAACGGATTTCAAACCGTGTGCGTGATGGTTCGTCGACAATCTCGCTTACCGGGCGCGTCGGACGCAATCCTCCACCCCTTCCGGTCGCTAAAACTTCCATATCGACCATTTTCTTTATCCGCGCCTCAACGTCCGTGAGCGGCCTCCGGATCGCTTTGGCGATGTCCGCCGGAGGTGTAAGCGGTTGGCGTTGGAGGATCTCGAGAATCTTAACGTCGTCGGCTTCCGTGATGTCCGCGAACTTTAACGGCGAAGATTGAACGATGTCGAAATTCTCGCGGTGTTCACCGTACTCACGGAACGCGGCGATCGTGTCATCCAATGATAAATTTTCGCTGAATTGTTCTTCCGCGCCGATCATCGTGTTCACCTCCTCATCGCTCAATCCGTAACCGCTTCGTAGCATCATTGACGCTTGTTCGCGTGTGATCTTACCCTTTGAAAACTCCCGGACGATCCGCGTCATTTGCTGCCATTGGCGACCCGACATCGACCGGAGGTTATCATTCACCGTTTCAGAACTTTGAGCGGCGGGAATGCCCGTTTCCGTGGGCGTGGGAGCGGTTATGTACTTGCTTTCGTCAATGCCCGCCTTTTCGAGGATCCACTCTCGCGGAGCGACGGATGTAATCGCCGCCTCGGATAATTCCAATGCAATCGGTTCGACTGGGATTATCTCGAGTTCGGAGGATGATCCGGAATAGGAAAGCAACCGCGTGAACACCCCCTCTAGGTATTGTTGTTTGTCGTTGACGTAGGTATTTTTGAAAATTTCATAGGCATCCCGCATCTGGGAACGCGTGCCGAGTTGTCCCGGCTCCTGAATGCCGAACAATGTCGGCGTGGTGATTTGATGCCCCGCGAAAATGTTTTGCTGAATAATCGTATCGACACGCCCGAAATCCTCTTTCGTGAGATCCGACGCGCCCAGATCCTCGATGATCGGTTTTTGCCCGGCGTTGTCGACGAATGAGATCATGAATTTCTTCCCGTCCGATCCGCCGAAGGTATCCCGGAATCGGCGATCAAGGTTTCTTTGTTCTTCGACCGGAGGCGTACCGTTCGGTAGCGTGATCAACTTGGAGGCGTTGAATCCGGTTTGCGCGTTTCCGAGTACGTGTTTAGATACCTCGATGTCGGATTCGATGTAATTCAACGCTCCCAAATATCCCGGCAAGGCATAAGCGTCCAACCCCGGGCGGTACTCTTTTATGTAAAGGATTTGACGGCCTTCCGGTTGTTTTGGATTGAAAGCGGGAATCGTGTCGATCTTACCGCGACGATCGCGCCATCCGTCGGCCTTGTACCAGAATGAGGTGTTATCCGTTGAGGTACGAACCTTTGTGTAATCGATGTGCGACATAGACGCGATGGATCCGCCGACGACCGACCATACGATGTCGAGGTACGCACCCCCGAAAATCTCGATGTCGAGCGATATTTTCCGCGTAAGTTCCGCGAGTGATTCGTAGGCGTTTGGTTGATCGATGAACCGTTGCGCGGCGGCGTCATCCGGGTTGTCGGACTTCCACCCATTGCCCGTGATATAGTTCACCTTGCCCTTTACGATCGCGTTATGCTTCGCCGACTTATTGAAAAGATCGAGCAAATAGTCCGGATAGTCGTTCAACTCGCCGAACTCGATGTATCCTTGTCCCCGACGCTCCCGATACTCCGGTTGACGCGCTTCGGCGAACCTTAACACCGCGATATTGTTCAAATATTGTTCCGTCATCGTGTTATGAATGTGTTATCCGTGTTATAATGTGTAACCTCGTAGGCATCCCCGTCGGCTTCGGTAAGCGACGCAACCCCGAAAGTAAGCAAGTTGTCGGCGGCGGTGTAATCGATATTCGATGCGCTCGATTGTTCGTAGACGTAGAAATAATATTCCCCGATCATTCCGCAGAACAACTGATCGACATCGAATGAAAATTTCCGGTACCGATCCGGATACGCGGATGTGTCTTGGCCGGATGTTTTCACGAACGTGATTTCCTCATTCGTCGTCCGTTGAACGAACCGGAAAAGATAGTTCGGCGATGTCAATGTCTCCGCGTCCTTTAACGGGATCAACACATCGACGACGGTTCCGAGTTGAAGATAGATCATGCCATTAATTAGCGGATCCGGCAAAGTTTGGACAAATGAAAAAGCCGAGGTGGAAACCCCGGCCTTTCAAACCCATTATCCCAAAAAAGTATCTACTATGTCAATCCCGAAATGATGCCGGAAGAAACGGTCGGAGCGAGTTCCTTTTCGCCTCCGGTGAATGTCAACTGGTACCCGTTCCGGTCGGCTTGCGCCAATCCGCTCGATGCGGTTCCGGTGGTGATGTCCAATCCGTTGTAGCGTCCGAGTAACCAATATACGCCGTTCTGATCTTCGACGACCGCCATCAATGTATTCTTTGCGAGCAACAGAATTTCGTTCCTCATGGAGGTGTTCATCTTGTTGATCGTAACGAGCAACTCTTGGTTGTAAACGACGGTACCGTTCTCGATCGTGGACGCGATGTTTTCCGTGTAGGACGAGGTATTCCGTACAAGTTGGTATTTGTAGAACACCTTCCCGGCGGCCTTCGTGATTGCGGTAATGTTTCCGCTTGATTCGGTGACGGCGGATACATCGTTGTATCCGATGAACCAGACATTTTTAATGCCTCCGATATTGTCTTTGCAGTCGAAGGTATATCCTTGTGTTAATGCGCACGGCATGATATGTAATTTTTTAAGGTGATAAAATGAGGGCGGATATTTCACCGCCCTTTAATTTGTTTACACCTCGAATTTGACGATCTCGGAAGGGAACGCAACTTGCACACCCATTTTGAACTCGACAACGAACCGAACTTGATCGGCTTCGCGGGCGAAAAACAACTCCCAACGGTTTTGATCCTCGTCGAGCAAGTCGGTACCCAGCCACATATTGCTCAACCTCATGGCGTAAATGCCATTTTTGCCATTGAGGCCGGGTGTTCCGATCACGCGGATGTCGGTGCCGGGGAAGAAGAACTCACCATTCGGACGCGCTTCGGTTTGGTAGTGGAACAGATCGTCGTTTTTGATCTTCACGGTGAGCGTTCTGAAAACGTCCATGCCGCAGAAAATAACCACATCGTCCTTGTCGATCACCTCGGCCGGGATGGCTTTGTAGATCGAATCGAAGATCGCAACTACGTTGGAGTTGGTGATTGACGTTTCAACGCTTCCATGATATGCAACGGAGTTCGCGTTCACAACGGCGGCTCCGGCATCCTTTATGATCTCGCAGAAACCATCGAAACGGGAAAGGTTAGCGTCCACGGATGTGGTGTCACCTTGCCACAACGCCTTTTCGAGTTGTGCGGCGATCTTTTGCGCTTTGCGGGTGGTGTAATCACTTGCGAAGGCGATCGTATCGTAGCGACTTCCGGCGGGGAGTGCCTTTTGGGTGTAATACGCTTCCAGATCTTTCGGGCAAAGCGCTTCGTTGACCTTAATCTTTCCGACGGTTACTTGACGCTGCGTGATCGTCGTGGTTCCGGAGGTTGTGAATCCGCATGATCCACCGGCCTGAAATATGGCGTCGGTGTCCATGATGTTGATCGTTTCGGCGGATTTTACGCCCGCCATAACGTTACCGGATTGCTGAATGAGCCCGGCGGTTTTCGGGCCGAGGACGGAAGATGCAACGAGCAGCTGCTCGTTTTGCTCAACGTAGGCGGTAAGTGTACCTAATGAAAATGCCATGTTATACGGTTTTTCTTGTTTGTGTTATTGTTTACTTTCTTTCTTTCAGTTGGTCGAAGATTGAGGCGACGCGCTTCAACTTATCTTCTTTCGTGGATCCGGTTGCGGCGAAGGCGTTCCGTGGTTCTTGCAACGGAGCAGCGGCGGGCATCTCAACGAGTGCGGACACAACGTCGGCCAATCCCCGGAGTTTAACGTTCATGGATTCGAGTTCGGCGCGGAGTGCGTCGTTCTCGGCTTTGAGCGTGTCGCGGAGCGATGCGGCGGCGGCTTCAACTTCGGCGAATTTTGCGCTCATATCCTCCGGCATTTCGACGGGAGCGGCGGGCATTGCTACCGATGTGATCACACCATTTTCGGCAACCGTGATCGTCGTTCCGTCGGCGAGTTTATGATCTCCGGCCGGAGCGGGAACGGATGATCCGTCATCATTCACGACGGCAACCATTCCACCGGGTTCGAGTTCGGATACCATTACTTTCGTGCCATCCTCGAGGACGTACTCTTTCGCTTCCATCTTTGCGGGAGCGGGTTCCGGATCGGGTGTCGTTGCCGCATCTGCGAACAATTCCCGAATTTTATCAAGTGCTTCTTTTGCGTTCATCTTGCTTTTATTTAGGATGATTTGTGATGTGTACCATTTAGGAACAACCCTCAATCGTTCGCGGGTTTCTCCGCTGCCAACAATTCCCCGTTGGAGTTCGTGAAAAGGTTTTTCGCGATGTATGCGCCGAGTGCGGTGGCGGCGGCCATTCCAATCTCTTTCCAATCGGCGGCGTTCGGGAAATGTCCGGCGTTCAAGATTGTGGAAACCATCCCAAGGACGGTGGCGAGTGCGGCGACGACGGCACCTTTTGCGAGGTCGCTAAAATTGATCGTGAAAAGTTTACTCATTGTATTTTGTTTTATTGTTGAACGGTTGCGGCGGCTCTTGTTGCACGTATAGCGCGACGGCGTGCGGCCTCTTGTAAATTGAGATGTTTCATCGCATAATTAGTCGCCGTGCGGTTGTGGAATGGCTTCGCGACCCATTCGCGATAATCGGCTCCGGCGATTGTGATGTTTCCGTCTGCAACGATTTGCCCGGTTGAATCCGACAACTTGTAATAAATCGTCGCGGAGGATTCGCAATTATCGAAGGCGATCACGACATCGATATCGTTCGCGTCGTATTGGACACCATCGCGCCATATCTTGACCTCACGAATTGGTCGTTTGTTCGGACGAATTGAATCGGTCGCGGTCGAATCTTGCGCGTATCCGGTGACGGAAAATAGCGCGATGAATGCGATTAAAATGTACTTCATATTTGACTTACGGTTAAAATGACGGATGGGATCGCCGGGCGTGTCGGGTTCGATGCGGCGGCGACGTAGTTTAGAAATACCCCAGTATCGGCGGAGCGCCAACACAATTCGAAATAATCTCCGGCGGACGCTGCGACGACAAAATTCCATGCGGCGACAAATTTCCCGTTATTGCCCACGAGCGTCGTTTGTGTATTGCTATTTGCGACGTTGGATCCGTTTTTGCATAGCCAAATATCGACGACATCGTCGCCGGAATCCGTCTTGTCGAGTTGCGCGGAGAATTGGATGTTGTAAATTCCGGCGTTCGCGATTGTTATCCGTGAATTGGAAACAATCGATACTCCGGCGGCTATGTCGGTGACGTTGTACGTCATTTTATTAGTCGCCGTTGCCCCTGCGTTGGCTTGGTCTTGCGTCGAATAGAATGCGCCGTAAAATGAACGCCCGTCGAATATCTCGACCGTCTGTTCGGTTATGTTGATTTCGTAACTCATGCGGGTTCGGTGACCTCCTCGACCACTTCAAATTTGCCTCCGATGTATGTTTTGTAAACCCCGGAATTTATTGTGAGCATATCCCACACATAATCCCCGGCGGCGATATTTACACGCTTGGATACCGTGACCTCATTCGATGATGCACCGCCGACCGTGATCCCATCCGCTTCCGTGATCGTTACCTCCGCCGTCGTGGATGTCGCCTTGCGCCTGATCTGGATCCGTACCTCCGCGCCGGATAGGTTCACGGCGACGCTATCCTTGAAGATGGCGAACGTGGATTGCCACGTGTTGCCCTTCGTGAGTTTGATGTTGTACGTTGCCGGAAGAAAATTCCCTGCCATGTCGTTAATTAGTGGTTTGCGTAAATTGTTACCCGATGGATTGGAGGATGTCGATGATCCGCGCCATTATTTCCTCATCCTTGGTTTGCTCTGCTCTTTCATATTGAAATATCCCTTCAACCGAAAATCCTTTCACCTCCCCGGCTTCGACCTTTGCCCAACCTTCATCGTCGGTGATTTTCATCGAGCCGAACCATGTGCCGTCTGGAAGATCTTCATATCCTTTCATCCCGCCGATTCCGCGCTCCGAATCCTTTACCCATGATTCGAATAGTACCGCATCGACCCGTTGATCCTTGTCGTGCTGGAGATTGACGTTCCGTTGGTACCCTTGCTTTGCGAACCGGATGGCGATTTGTTTAATCGTCTCCGGTGAGAACTTGATGAAATACTCTCCTTGCGCATCACGGCGCAAAATCAATTTATCCGGAATCATCAACGCCCCGGATACGATCCTTTGCGCGGAATCTTGGATCGCTAACTTTACCTCGGACGCTTGGCGTAGAACGTTTCGCGACCATCTCAATCCGGCTTTCCCGCCCCATGCGTCGTACATCAATTTCCCGCAGCCGTCGGAATATCCCTTCGACGCTTCGAGATCCTTTTCGTGACGGGAAAGAAATGAGTACATACGGCGAACGGTGTCGAGGGATACCGCGCCGGATGGATCCGCTAATTGCGATGCGCGACGTTTCCCGACGGGAGTGCCGCATGAACCCCATCCGTTTTTGTCCGCCCATTCGACCGCGTTCCGGGCATTGGCGCGTACGTCGTCGGGGATATCCTTAATTGATTCCTCGAAATCCTCACCCATCCCGTCACGATCACGCCATTTCGTGTAGCATATCGCCGCCGCTTGATCTTGCTCGTACCCTTCGCCAATCATTGCCGGGATGCAGCGTCCGATGAACTCGGATTCCGTTTCTGATTCCCCCGGCTCAACGAATTGATCCGCGAACGCTTGGAAATTCCGTTGAATCGCCGGACGATCAACGAGCGCGATGTAATCGACTTCGAAATTGCCTTCGTCCGCTTCGGATATGGTGAGTTCGTAAATTGGTAAATCCTCGTTCATGCTATGCTCTTTTTTCTAATTAGTTCGATTACGCCAACCTTGCCGCGCGGTTCAATCTCGATACCCGCTCTTGCGACGATGTGATGTCTGATTCGACAACGTATGCCCGTGTCGATGCGGTGTTGATGCCGCGGAGGGATTGCTGCCCCAACTCGAATACTTGCGCCGTTGCCCGTGGCGGTTGTAATGGAGCGGCACCAGATACGGCGGGTGCGCTGAATGACCCACCCCCCAACGATGGAGCGGATCCGCCGCCTCCGGACGAGTTCGGAACCCTTACCGATGCAATCTGCCGAACGCGAGCAAGACCCGCAGCGATTGACGATGCCGCGATGATGTACGGATATGCCGGATTCGCAATCGTTACCGGATTCGCGGACGCTGCCCGGAATTGGCTTGCGGTTGCGGTGTAGGTATCAATCGTCGCCGCTGCGATTGCCAATGCCTTCCCGGCTGCGGTATTTTGCCCGACTAAATTGGCGAGGTTGTTCAATCCTTGCGCGACCGCATCGAGCGTCGCAAGTTGTGCCGCCTTTTTATCTTCTTCGATCTTTATTTCAGCCGTCGCAATCTCTTTTTTCCGCTTCACGTATGCCTCATAATCGATGATTCCTTTCGCGAGGTATTGCGTGTTTAATTCGTCGGCTTGCCTCAACGCTTCCTCGCGCGCTTCGAGATCGGTTTGCGGATCCAATCCAACCTCTTTCAACGCATCAAGTGCCAATAATTTTCGTTCAATCTCCTTTTGATTCGCCTCTTTGGATAATCGATCAAGTGTATCTTGTTCCGTTTTTGCGTTCTGTTCAATCTGCGCCAATTCATCGTCTACGATTCTTTGTTGAATCGCCCTGATTTCGTCACCCGCTTTTGCTTCAAGCAATGCAATTGCTGCGGCTTCTTTTTCCTTTTTTAGTCCATACGATTTGATGCGGTCGGTATCGCGTTTTAATTGAATCTCGATTTCCTTGATTGCGCGTTGATCTGCGTTTTTTTGACGGCGTAAAATTGCCTCATCTTGCAGTTTTGTTATTTCGTCCTCGACTTGTTTTTCATTTCTTATGCGATCTTGTGCCGCTTGTTGTGCGCGTTGATTTGCCGCCTCTCGATCCTTTTCCGCTTTTTGTTTGCGGTCTGATTCCGCCTTATCCGCCGCCGCTTGTCGATCCTTATCCGCCGCTGCGATGTCGCGATTCGCACGCTCCCGCGCATCCTTGATAAATTTATCACGTTGGGCGACGGATAGGCTTTCGTCCTTCGTGAGTTCCTCAAACGATTTGCGGTAGCGCAGATTGGCTTCGATCTTCCGTTTAGTATAATCGTCGTACTTGTCGCCGTTAACGTCCAATTCGCGCTCCGTTGCCCTTATGGCTGCGGCGTTGGCTTTTAGTACGCGCTCCGTCTGGCGTTGCGCCTCGGAGGTTATGCCGATGAAATCCGTGATCCGGTTATACACCCGACCGATGGCATCCGCCGCCGCGCCCAATCCGGGAATGAAATCGAGCACCGCCTTTTTCACCTTGTCGAAATTTTGGACAAGCGCGATCAACCCGATGGCGAGCGCACCAATACCCGTGGCGACGATTGCACCCCGGAGAATTTTGAACCCGGTCGAGGTTGTAACGGTAGCGATGCCGAGTGCCTTTTGAGTTGCTGCGGTTGCAAGATTCGCGGCGGCCAGTCCTTTCTGAAATACCGAGGTTTGCTGAATAACCGCGTTCAACCGCCGGAAATCCTTTGCGGAATCCGTGATCTTGGACAACCCTTCCGACAATGCCAATGCGGATTGAACCTTCAAAAGTTGTTTTTGCAAGTCCTCGGATTCCACACCAACCAACCCAAGCGCACCCTGAACGGCTGCGAACCCTCCGGCCACGGCGTTAATCGCCCCGCTGAACGCTTGGAACTTTGCCCCCGGATCGAATAGTTTCGCCGTTTCCGCCGCTTCGGAGATCTGGTCGCGGAGTTGTGCGACCTTCTTTGCCGCTTCGACGGCTTGTTGTGAATAATCGCCGAACTCTTGTTGCGCCCGGACGAGTTCCGCGTTGGCCTCTTTTAATTCCTTGCGAACGTTCCCGACGGATTTCGTGACTTGGGAACCGTCGACCTCTATTTTTATGCCTACCTTTTCTTCCGCCATCTTATTCGTATGAAAGTTCCATGACCTTTAATAACTCTACCTTGGTCGATTCACCGCTCAACGGGTTAAAATCGATGATTCGATTCAATCGCCACAACGCGCCGTCGATGTAAATCAGCCGGGCGAAATCTAATCCGTATATGTCCATCTCGTTGAGCCGGAAAAACGCCGTCATCAATTTGGAATCCTTGTCCGTTATTTCTGCGACATAGTCGAACCAGAATCCGGTGAACAAATTAGCCGACGGATATTGATTCGTCAGGTTGAAATATATCTCCTCCGGGGTGCCGAAATTGATATCGCTCTGCGGCGTGTCCGGATCGTCGAGATGTCCGCCGTAACCGTATGTCGTGAGGGATTGTTTAACGGTTCCGCCATCCTTAACGTCGTAAGATGTGACCCCGGTTTTCTTCTTGATTTGTAGAATCCGGACATTATGTTCCGTCTTGTCCTCCGTCGTTCCGGATAATTTCCATACCGTGGAAACCTTTTTATCTTCCCCGGTGTAGCCGACGAGCGCGGAGGCGGAGAATATCAATTCCGCCGTTTGTTTTTCCTTTGCAAATTCGTACCCGGAATCCTCGAGGTAATCCCCGTATCCTTGACCGTATTTTTTCAGGTATTGCTCGTTGTAATAATCCGCGTCCGGTTTGTACTTGTACTCGAAATATCGCCCGTTGAGTTCCGACATTGGTTTCAATCGGATAGGCTTCAATCGATCCAGTCGATACGTCCAATCGCGGGATGTCGTGGATCCGTCCTCCAATAATAGGGCGTTGGTTTGATCGACCATGAAAATCGTAGTGAAATCATCCGTCGCCAATACCGTGAGCGCATCTTCGTAATAATCGCGGTAAGGTTGGATAATCAGATGTTTTTCCCGTGAGGTTGATTCCGTCACGTAGAGATTGAACATTTTCACGACCGACGAAAAGAAATCCCGTTGGAATACCCCGCGTGGGATCGTGTCATTAATCGCGATTTCATCCCCGTACCCGAGCGTTACATAGGTCGGTGTCGCGGAGATCAGCGTGAGCGTTCCCTCCGTTATTTGAATGCCAAGGCCACGAATATCGGTGTCGATGTAAACGGATAATGTGTCGTTTTGATTAAACGTCACCCCGCCGATTGAGGCGTTGACGGATACAACGTCGTTGAGATTCGCGGAGTTGATATGCGTGTAAATGGATACCCCGTTTTTCCGGATCTCGATTTCGAGTGATGTCCCGGCTTCGAGTACCTCCCCCATCAACACGACCTCCAACGTTCCGGTGAATGGCGTGGCGGCGTTGTACGTGAAAATCGTTTTCGGAGCGTTGAGCGTGAAATCCCCAAGCGTTCCGGCGACCCATGCCACGTTTCCGACGTTGGTGTACGTTCGCGGATCAGCCGTAACGGATAGGCCCGTCGATGTGAATCGCTTCAGCACCTTTTGATTGTTCGGAACGACAAGGCGGTGAAATAGTTGCGTATCAAAAAAATCAGATTCATAGGTGTACCCCGATCCGGCGATGATCTTCCGGAGGTATTCTTTGACGTACAATGCCGGACGATATGCCCGGAAATCCCAATCCTTTTTGTTCGTGGATACCCCGCCGTAATCGACGAGCGGATAAAAGTACCCCGATGCCGGATAATACCCCGTAAGCGTCACCCCGGAAACGGAAATTCCGGTCGTCGGTTCCCATGACGCGGTGATATTCGCCATCGTCCATTCGTGATCGTATGCGGAAAAATCGAGATCCTCGATCTTCGAATTTCCGAGCGCGTTCACGAATCCGCCCAACTCCCCGAAGATGGCACATTCATACTCGATCTCCCCGCCATCGCGGACGATTTCGAGCAATCGAATGACACCCTTCATTATCTGGATCTTGTCGACGTAGACGTAACAAGTCGCCGCCTTCGATGCGTTAAAATTATACCCCCGATTCGCGGTATTTTCGTCGTAGGCGTTTTGGGATCCGAACTCGAAAACGAAACCGAAAAGTTTGTTGTTGTTTGCCGTGCCGGGGAGTACGACCGTTTTTGAAAAGTTCGTTTCGCGTGATGCAAACTCTTTTACGTCGTCGATTTGATATGTAAACTCAACGGACAAATCTTGCGTAAGATCCAACCGACGGCCTTCGATGTAAATTTCCGTCCTCATCGATATTGAGAGTTTACTGGGCGTGAATAGTTAATATCCAACGTGAGGTTGAACATTTTATCGACCGTCCGGATTCGCTCCGCCCAATTATTCGTGCCGACCGTGACCGGGTAATAATATCCGGATTTTTCGAGGTACACCTCCGGCGACATGATCAGATCTCGGAGCCATGTGTGGTCGGTTTCGGTGAGGAAATCGGAGGTGAGCCGGAACGTGACCCCTTGCGAAATGACATGATTCACGCGACCCGCGTACATTTTTTTGAATGAATCATACCGCGCAACCGTATCCGACACGACCTCCCATCCCGGACGTTGGTACGATTCCCGCGTCGCGGTTCGTTCCTCCCGGTTGACGAGCCGGAATGTCATTGTGTCATAGCCGCCGAGCGAGTTTAGGAAATGGAGCGTTTCGACTTCGTATCGGTTACACGCTAACTTGATCGTAAGGTAATCGCCGGAGTTTATGCGGACGCGGTACGATGTCGCCGTGGACGGAATCACCGTCGATCCGAAATACGCATTAATGGCTCCCGGGGATACGTCGAATATTTGCAAGGCGTTGGTGTAGGCTCCGGTTCCGGTTTGTTCGGATCCTGAATCGACGGTGACTTTCAACGCTTGGAGTACGTCCGGGAATCCGTAGTTCAGCCACGACGCGTATAATTTTTCGGTGTACCCGACCGTAAGCGCGGAACGATCGCGACCCGTCAGCCACTTCCCGTTAAACGTGTCCAGATACGACGTACTCCAATCCCTGAAGATTGGGTTGTAAAAATTGAACGCTTCGTAATTCGCGGTCGTGAGGTTAGTGTAAAGCGTACCGCCGTATTCCTCGCCAAACTTGATGGTGTACGCGACGTATATTCCATTCGTCGAGTGCGAGAACGCGGTTTGCGTTGTGTTGGGCTTAAAGTAGGTCGTCCAATAGTTCCGGATGATGTTACCCGCGTTAAACGTCCCGCAATCCTCCGTCGGATCCGGGAATAATTTTATACGGGCAACAAGCGTCGTCGAGATGTAAACGTCGAATACGTATTTGAATCCCGATTGCCCGGTATTGTTGGATGTCACAACGTGCCATAAGTCGTCGTGCATGGATGCCCGGTTTTCCGGGGATTGTACAATGGTGATTGCCATGCCATTAATTAGGCATTCTGCGCGGGATTGAACTTCCGGACGGCGACCCGGACATCGAACGTTGCGGCCTTCGCGACGGCTTGAGCAAATGTTTTTCCGAAATAAGCGTTAACCGCTTGATCGAAATACCCCGTGTAAGGCAATCCTCGGCGTTTTATGGCGAGTGCTATGGCGTAAGCGAAATCACCTTGCGGATCTTGTTCGGCGGCGATATTGCGGCGTTTCTGCTGCAATCGCGACAAGTTCTCGCGTTGATCCTCATTCCTTGCCGCGATACCGTTCACGCGCAACCATCCTTTGATTGCCTCGACCATTACGGGCGGCGCGGAAAGTTTACGGAATTGGTACGGCGAGGATGCGGGTTGACCCGATCGGATACCGCGCACCCCCTTATTGACGAAATCCCAATATTTAGCGGAGGGATCATTTTTATCATATCCGATTTCGAGCGTGTAGGTTGATCCGGATTGAACCAGATCTCCGGCCGATACGCCGTCCGTCAATCCTCCCGTGGATACCTTTCCAAGCCGATCAAGATTTTCCTGAACCGCGATAACGAACTCCCCGGCCAATTTTATGATGAGATCCGAAACGGCGTTATTTGTGGGAGCCGATCCGGGATCGACTGGATCATCCGCGAGCGTGTCGAGGTATCCGGTCGTTAATAGTTCGTCTTGAACTTGTTTCAGGGATTTCGCCATGTCATTTCAGCGCGGACTTTTCGAACTCCGCCTTTGCTTTTAAATAGGCGACCGCGTTCAAATATTCCAAGGTCGGAACTTCCCATGCGTCCGTCATTGGGATTCGGAGGTAATCCGCGACCCGTTCGGTCGTATAATGCCACCCATAACGCTGCATAAATCGTTCACGAATGCCTCCGCCTCCGCCACCGGAAGATTCTGGCGTTTCATCAGTTCCCTCACCAAATAGACCCGGGAATTGTTGATCAACTGAAGATATACGTCGCAAAAAAAAATCACGGAACCGAGGACAGCGGTGATAGGTGCGTGGAGCATATCTTCGGCGTATTCGCTATGTTTGGCGGCATCGTACTTGTCATCCACCCACCCAAATAACCAATGTCGCTTCTGCGGGATGACCATACAAGCGGCAACCTTGTGGAGTTCCTTGTGTACGTCTTGACCGAATACCTTTGATTCGATATACCTCGCGGCGGGCATCATTGTGACATCATATACGCATCGATACCGCTTCCCGCGTACCTCAATGATCCGTTGCGCTTTGGGTTCTACCGCGGTATGTACGAACGCGATTTGCTTCCCGATGTCATTAATCTCGGAGGTCGACAATGAATCGAGTTCATGCTCCGTCCGATCCATGATGATCGATGCCGGGCGTACAATAAGATCGAGCCATGAGTTCCCGCGCTCGCCGAAGATGGACATTATTTGTTGCCATTGTCCGACGTTAATATCGTTCCACGTGTAACATTTCATATGATGTTATTTAGACAAAAGTATATTTTCCGCTCGTCCGTGACCGTTGGAATTTATGCCATGCCAAACCCAAGGCCATCACGCAATCGTCCGTAAACCCCGTCGGTGCGGCATAGCGTACCCCGTGGGCGGTGTATTGATATTCGAATACCTCGAGTTCCCGCGTAATTTGCCCCTCCGGGAATGTTATGATCCGTTGCTGAATCGCGGTGACCAACCCGTCCATGAGTTGTTGTTTGCTCTGCGAACTAAACTTGTATCCCTCCACCGGGCGACCGTCCCGGGCGAGATCCTCGAATATCGGATCCCCAACACCCGTGGAATCGATTAACGTCGGAACCCGTGGGAGTGCCGAAATCGCTTGTTTGGTCTGCCTCCAATCGCGTTGGAAACGTTCATAGTGACACACCCCACCATTGGCATCAATGCCGATGATCACCGTCCAATCGACGGACTTGGCGAGATCCACACCGAAACAAACGGGCGGAGCGGTCGATATTGGGTAAATACATTGACGGATATACGTTCCCCCGAACGGGTTTGCGGCATTGTCCATCGGATCCGCAAGGTATTCCTGCCGGAATACATCCGCCGGGAGTTGATCCCGTGCCGCGTCGATTTCCATCCCCGATATGTGCGGGTTATCATAGGACGAATATTTGTACGACTGCCAGTCCGGATCCGATCCGTCGCCCTTCATGAAAAGCGAATAAAAGTAGTTTTTCCCGCGTGGCGTTGAAAGAAATAATGCGTTCCCGGCGTAGTCCGTCAATGTCGGACGGATCGAGTTTTGCCAACCTTCTTCGAGGTTCGGGATGAATGACGCCTCGTCGATGATCGCGGTATGGAATGATTGACCTCGGAGGCGGTCAAGTTTTTCCCCGGTGAAAAATCGGATTTGTCCTCCGTTGAACTCGATCAACTTATCCGATCCATTCCGGTATATCGTCGGCGGTAATTCCTTCGCGAGCGCATCAAAAAATACCCCGGCGAGTAAATAGGTCGGAGTGATATACGCGACCTTTTTCCCCTCGCCGCATTTCATCAACGCGATGATTTGCGAAATCAATGATTTCCCAAACCGCCGACCGCACATGAGAACGCGGAACCGTGCCGACGAATCGAGGACGGTTTGTTGTGCAGGGTGCGGTATGTTAGCGATCTGGATTTGCACTATTCTTTGACCTCAATTGTGATTTCCAATTGTTTTCCTGAAATGAGTTGATCGATGATATCCTCCACGATCGCCCGTTGATCGACGGGGAGTAACGCCACCTTTTCGGATATGGCCGGGACGCTGAAATTATCCGATTGCCACTCCTTGCGGATGCCATCGCGGACAATATCGGGGAAATGTGGGCATGATAACAAGTCATTCGCGATCCACTCTAACCGTTTGCAATACCCGCCGAACATTCTCTCCGCGAGTGACCCCGGACGTTCTCGGACGAAACTTTGCCAATGATCGTAAGCGCGGCGGATTGATTGGATGCCGGATACGATGTCAGACTCTCCTTTCATAGTGTGTAAAATTAAGCCGGAGGATTTCTCCCCCGGCGATTATATTAAATCCATCTTAAAAATACCTCTTTGGGTGCGCTGCTTTTCCCGATTTGCTTAAACTCGTACCATTTATTTGCAATGTAACTCTTTTGAAATTCGCAAAGTTGATCATCGATGATACATTGAACGTAGTTTGTTGATTTTACCAGAACCTCTTTTGTTTTTACGATTTCGATGATCTGATCGGCGGTAGTGTTAAGCGTTGTCATTTTAGTGTGTTTTTGCTTTGATTGATATATCAAAGATAACACATCTTCAACACAACTTCCAAATTTATTTTTGGTTTCGGGCAAATTATTTTCCGAGCGTGATCACGATCTTTTCCTCGGACTTTACATCGATCGATTCCCGTGGTTTTCCGTACACCCTCGTCAGTAGCGTTTCGATTGAGTATAGCGAACCCTTTTCGATACTCTTGCGAATCGCCGCCGCGATTGTCTTTTCCAACACCGTCGCCTTCGGGTTTTTCCAAACCTCACCCAGTTCCTCGATCGTCATGGATAGCATGACCTGAATGGCGTCATTCACCTCTGCGAGGCGGTATCCTTGCGCTCGGAGTTCCGAAACGAACTTGCGCGGCCTTCCGTTCGGGTTCATTGTTTCTCCCTTCGCTGGTCTTGTCAGCGTTCCTCCATTCCTTGCGGGTACTTGTTTTGCCACGATGCTTCAACGATGTTTATTTCAATCCTTTAAACGCCTTCAGCGGATAAAATACCAAACTATTCCGGTACCCGTTTTCCTTTATCGGAACGATCGGAGTAACCCCGTGGACATTCCTCCACGCGGGATAAACCAACATAGAATTGTCACATGAGTCAACGGTCGCCCCGTAGTCTGGGACGGTCGTGTTGCCTCCGGTAGCGTTTTCCTTCTTTGCGATAATGACATTCACGCAGCCCTCAAGGTTCCCGGCGTCCCGGTGAAAGGCGGCTGGAATATTGTAGTTCGAGATTGAACTGGTAAACAAACGACCGAAGCGCCATTTTTCAGGTATGTTCTCGGATATCAATTTTTGCTGGCGCTCGAATATGTGAGGCGTCAACTGGCGGATGATCTCCTCGCTTTCTCGGCATAGCATCATCATTGCCTTTATGAATGTTTGCGCACTCTTGACCCCGTGGACACTACTAATTGTCGGATAAGGTCGCCTCATGTGTGGTTTCGGAGGTACGCTGCCTATGATCGTGGAGTACTGCATAACCTCTTTAGCTTTGTCGCGGTCGCCGAATCCGCTGGAACGTTTCATCTCACTTTTCGGAACGTTCTTACTGCGGAGTTCAGCGTTCGCTACGTCAGCCAGTTTGGAGGCCTTCGGCGAAATTGTCGAGATGTCTTTGACGTAGAATCCAATGACCTCCCCGTCTGCCTCGAATATCGCGTCATCCGTCACGTTAGGTTCGATATATCCGCAGACGTCACCGATCTCAACACTATGCGGTCGCTTAATAAGTTGGATAGTTTTCATGATGTTTTTTTATAATCGGTTTTTTTCTTCCTTGAGTTTTTCCATCAGGAACCCGCCGATATAGAGTCCATGCTCCCTCCAGAATTTTACAAGTTCAGACGCCTCTGGATAATGTTCAGACTCGAACTCAATCTGTATCGCTTTTTTCACGCCTGATGACATTTCGGATAACTGATCCGCCATGTCAGCGTCATCGAGTACCGAATAGTCCAAGTCCTTCGGCGAGCTGAAATTAGGGATATCCAGCCCCCAGTCCATCAGCGATTCATTGTCCCAGTCGTTCGCCAACATTTCCCAATCCCAATCACCGAACCCGACGTTATCCTTTATGATGAACTCCCGTTGCTGATCCTCCGTAAGATCCTCTGCCCGAATAATTGGAACCATCTTCAACCCGGCTTCTTTGCACGCCTTCAACCGCATATTTCCGCCCAATACAATCATGTCATCATTCACGACGATCGGGCGGAGTTTCAGCATCTCTGGGAATGTCTTGATCGATTCGACCAACTTCCGGAACTTTTCATCTCGAATTGTCCGGGGATTGTTCGGATTCGCTTTGACCTCCGATATTTTGACCTCTTGAATTTTCATCGTCTGCGTAATATTCGGTTATGAACCACGGATCCGATGTACTCCCAATCATCGTTCTGCGTGAACGGTGGAAATACCTCGTCGACCGCTTTCGATACTGATTCAATGCCTCTGAAATATCCGTCCGGCATATCCAACTGATTATTGCAATCGTCGATAACCAGATACCCGCCCGACTTCACCAATGGCGCGTAATGCTCAACGTCGGATTTGACCACATCGTAAGCGTGTCCGCCGTCGATGTAAAGGATATCAAAATAATCATCCCGATCAAGGCTTTTCACCAATTCAATAATGCCGGGATCCGTGGATGATCCCTTTATTAAATTCCAATCATGCGGGATGGAAAAGGTATTGTGCAATTTTGCGATGTCGTGCGGATAGTTGCTTTCCCAATGCCCATCGCTTGAATCAAGCGGCGTAACCCCCCAGCGATCTACGGATTTACCGGATTTCGTGGCGAGATACTCCACGATCGAGAGAATCTGTCCACGGAATACTCCGATCTCTAAAAATGTGAAATCATCCGGCATCTGATCGATGATGCGCTTCCACATCCACAAAAAACACCGCTCACCGAACCCGAAGGCGTTGGCTTCGATCCAATCTCGGTAAGATTTCAGAAACGGATCAGCGTTCACTTTGGCGGTATAATCTGCGACGATCTCCGCCATCGGTCGTTTTAGTTCCTCAATCATAAGCGTTCGTAAAATTTAGTCATGTCGGTTCGACCGTTCCCGTGGATAAATAGCGGCATCGTTCCGGTTACATTGTTCTGGAGGCGATCGTAAACGAATGAGAAATCGCCATCCGTTTCGAATGCAATCGATTGAAAGTTCACGCAATTCGAGTCAATTCCAACGCCTTGTCCGCAAGCGCGGTCGGTGTACCAAATTTGGTCGTTATCCGCGTCATTCCACGGAAACAAGTCGACAAGATGCAGAAAAGTTTTTGAATTGCCGTATATCTGTCCGGAGTTGGGATACCTCCAAGGCGTACCGTACTCAAAGAAATGCGCCTTTTCGGGGTGCGGGAAACATTGCTTTTCGCCGGATATGATCACCCCGTCCGTCCACTTCACAAAATCACGCGGCGGAGCGATGCAGTACGTGTCAAAGGCGTCCATCAAGATAAATTCCTCATCGCCAGACTGCCGTAGGTATTTTGCGAGTTCGCTGATCTTGTACCCCAAACCCCGGAACGGTTCGACGATCTCCACGTAATTCCACCCGTGACGGCGTAAGGATTCGACGAGCTTATGTTGCCCGGGATGATTCGGGTTGTCGCTTATGATGATGACCTTCATGATTGAAACGGGTTGTAATAAATTGGACGGGATCCGTTTCGGTACTCCTTGGCTATCCGGATCACCTCTTGCGTAACCTCGGAGGAATGCGATTCCTTCCATTTTTGGTATGGCGTGTCGCCCGGATCGATGTGATCGATCTCTATGTGTGTGAGGAACACCGACCAATACCCGGCGGCGGCGGCTCGATGTGCGGCGAGTACGTCGTCGTACCCGTACAATGACGGTTGATATAAATACCCAATCTTGTCGAGAAATGCGGAGTTATACATCTGGCACGTACCCATGACATGAAAGACACGCTCCCCAACGATCCATCTTTCCCCGGCTTGATGCGGTAGCATGAATAGCGTGGAGCGTAAATCCGGTTGTTCATGTTCGGGATGCTCCCAACAATCTTTCCGCTTCAGTCCGCATATCCCGATACGCGGCTCCCGCTCGATCGCATCCCGGAGTTGATCAATCCATTTCAGATTGTGGATGAATACGTCGTTATCCATCTTCACGCAATGTTGGCCGGGTTGGCGATACCTCCACGCCTTGTTGATTGCCTCCGCCGTTCCTATGTTCTTTTCATTTGTTATTAAGATAACGGACGGGTGATCCGACACGTTCCGTAAATATTTGCGCGTTTTCGGGCAAGTCGATGCGTTGTCAATTATGTAAAGTTCATGGATGCCTCCGGTACGATCAATCGACTGCAATACTTGATCGATGCAGCGCATTGTAAATTCCGCCCGTTTATTGTCCGGCGAATCATGCACCGCCATCCCGATTAAAACTGATTTCATTTGATAAGGGTTTGATAAAGTTCTTTGCGCGTGATGTTCCATTTTTTAAGATCGTGATTCTCCCGGCACCATGCACCGTTGGCCTCGCCCATGTCGAATCGATATTGCGGATCCTTTGCGAGATTCCGGAACGTATGATACCAATCTTGTTGGCGGTCGATCTTCAAGGCGTGAGGACAATCATCGTACGGCGGAACGTTTGACACGATGATCGGGATATTTTTACATCCGGCTTCCAGTACTTTGACATTGGACTTGCATGAATTGAATACCGAATCAACAAGCGGCGCGACCGCGATATCCGCCTCCGCGTAGAATGCCATGTACTGATCCGGAGGTAAAGGATTGCGAACGTATCCCTCCATTCGGAACCCGCAAAGATAGTCCGAAATCATCCGATGCCATATCGGAGTCACTCGCGGATTGGAATCATCGTACCCGGCCATGATCATAAACAACCGATCACGGAGCCACGTATCCGACGCGATGCGTTTCATCGGGTTTTGGAGTAATTCCACATCCTTTTCGTGGGTGATCCCTCCGGCATACAATACCCGGAGCCGTTTTGTGTCCTCAAATATTCCGTCCTTATGGATCCCGGCCACCTTCTGCATCGTGAACTGATCCTCGCCATACGGCAAGGCGTTCGGGATTATCTCGCAATTCGGATTGTGCAACAATACCGCCCGGCGGAGGCGTTCATGTGTGACCGTGACAAGATCAGCGGCGGCGATATGATCAACAACCACGGCGGAAGGGAATCCGGCCGAGAGGATATGCCACGGATCGAGTTTCCAATAATCGTCGATGTCCACGATCATCTTGAAACCGTACTTTGTTCGAAAATCCAACAATGTCTGCAACTCGATGCCGGGGATATAGCGGTTGAGCATCACGATGTCGAACCCGCGTTGTAGTACCTCGTCATTGATGAAATCCGTAAATAGGACATAGACCCCCGGCATCTTGGATAGCGGTAGCATAACGCGGTGGTACCCGACCCCGCTCATCGGTTGAGTGACGGCAAGGATCCTCATTTTTTCTTTTTAGGGCGACCCGCTTTTTTGCGTACTGGCGCATCCATGACCGTATCGCCGCGTTGCACGGTGATCGTGTCAAGATCATTCGGGAACGCGAATTGCGCGGCCACGTTTGCCGCTCCGGCTTGGAGCGATAACATTTCCTCATCCCGGATGCCATCATACCACGCGCCGAGTTTCGTGACCATATCGATTACGCATTCGCTACACCACGGCGTTAAAACGTATCCCGGTTGAACGTAGCGCACAAAGATTGCGTTGAACCGATCCATTACCCAAGGGGAAAATCCGTGGAGGAATTTCATTTTCGCTTGTACAAAATATACTTTGTGCGCGTCGAGGAATTCCCGATCTGATTGATTAATAATCATTTGATCTGCGTTTTAGATTGTTCATCATGTTCGTAAATAACCACGCCACGACGGGAGATCCGAAAACGATTGCGGTCGCTTCGGATACCCAATGTGGCGCGAAATATAGGGCGGCGGATGTCCATACGGGCAAACAAACCACACATCCGAACGGACGGGCGGGGAGTTTCCATTTTTGCGGCAAGCCGGAAAGCGTGGCGAACCAGAACGTAAATAATGCGGAGGCGATTATCGTCATCATTTGCCAAAAGTTTCGTTGTAGTATTTTTGAAATGTTTTCAAACCATCTGATAATTTACTTTCATCCCAAGTAAGCATGTGCTGCTCTTCCTCGATTTGTTTGGCTTGCTGATATGCATCGTAAGCATATCTCGTCGATGTCCATTCAACCGGGATTTGCTCGAATAGCCAGTCGACTGCGGTTTGCTCTGCCATGTGTTTATGTGTTTCGTGTTAAAATAATTCGCAGATCCGACATCCTTCGGAATGCCGGGCGATTCTTTATCGCCTCGGATATCCCATCTTGCATCGCTTCGAGTTCATCGACAACCTCGTCCGTGTTCGCGTCCCGTCCGACGGCAATTTCCACCGTGAGCCGGGCGCGAATTATGCGCGTCGGTTTCTCGCCTTGTTTGATATCCTTTGCCAATGTCCGTTTCGTTTTTTTGATTGTCTTGAAAAGTGATCGGTAAGGGATCCCGGTTTCCCGGCTAATCTTCGCCACGTTTCGCCCGTTCTCGGAGTAGATCTCGATCAGTTTACGTTCGTACCAATGCAACCCGGATAAATGCCCCTCGATCGATTTCTCCGCCCCTTCCGCGCCCTCATCCGGTATCCGTTCTCCGATGTCCCCAAGTTCCTCAAACCCCCGCCGGAATCGGTTGTAGAATGTCGATCGGTCGCTCTTGATCATGTTCAACATAGTGCGAACGATGTAGTACCTCAACCATCCCTCCCGGTGGCGTTGAATTAACAATGCCTCGTCCATTTCAGCCAACACTAAAAATATCTCTTGTCGCAGATCATCGCGCAACTCCGGCGGATCCATCTTCCCGATCGCGGCGGAAATATCCGGATCGGAATACATGGCCTCAAGGATTTGCGACCTTGTCATTTACGTAATTTTCCCATCCGATCATATCGGGTTGGCCGTCGACCTCCGTCACTATGAACACCAGACATTCCTTGCGAGTTGCTAAACTCATGAACTCGACTTGATCTTTCGACAAACGATCACTCGCCGTTTTCACCTCCGCGTACACCGCCCGACCTTCCATGTCATGGCCGATGATATCCGGCACACCTTTCATCCCGATGAACTTCCGACCGCGTGTGGCGTGGTTATTTTGCCGCCAGACCGTGCATCCCCAAGCGTTAAGCACCCGGAGCGCGTACGTCGTCAGTTCTCCCGCCGTCAGGTGGCGCGGCGCATAGTTGATCGATGAGGTAGATAACTTTTGCCGCTTTGATTCGACGCTCATGTTCGGTAGTGTATTTTTTCGCCTCATCCCAAAAATACCGTTTTAATTCGGTCGGGAGTTGTTCGATTGTTGGAAAATGTTTCCGGGATGTGTGAAATCGGTACTTTATCATGTAAAGTTCCAGTACCGAATCGAACTTGATGGCGAAATCAAGATCGACGACGGAGGAAATCAGCGCATCGAATGACACGCCGATCGCCTTGTCGAAGATACACCCCGCTTTCGCAAGTTCATTCCATCTCATCCGATCCATGTCCGAGTCGATAAATGATGACGCCTAAAAATACCAACGCGATTGCCAAGATGGTCGATGCGATCTTCACTCCGTTTGCGTTGTCGATGAACACCATTCCGACAAGTCCGAAAAATAGGACGGCGAGGAATATCAACGTAGCCGTGGCAAGTGTTTCTTGTTTCATAGTGTACGGATTAAAAGGGTGCGGTTAATGTTGCGAATTGCTTTTCGGCGCATTCCTTTTGGAACTTTTCGACGACTTCGATTATTCGTTTCCGCGTACTTGCTTCCACGATTCGGTATTCAAGCGATGCGCCACCGATATAAATGTCGTTTCCATCTTCAAACACTTTCCAATCATGTATCGCGGCATCCCACAACCGTTCCATATCCAACCGCTTAAGCATTTCGGTACCCTGGATGATGAATATGGATTCCATAAACCGAATAAACGTCGCCGCCTTGTCGATTTGTGCCATGTAAAAATTCATGTACTTTGCCGGGCGGTCGTTGATGTCCCGGATGTACGTTGAGATTTCATCGGCGGCGGTGTAGATTAACAGGTACTTGTCGACCTTGTGTCCGAATGTTTTCATAATAGTGTGTTATTTTGTGATGTGAAGATAAAACAAGTTTAGAACAAATTACAAATATTTATTTTCGTATTCTTCAATTGTTTTGAATATTTGATAAACAACTTGCGGCACTACGGCATTTCCGTAGGCTTTGATGGATTCGTTTCGCCACTTTGAAAAGGTAATTCCGTCCAATTCGTGGGAAAGCCCATCATTTCGGCCACAAACTGGGGATTGAGTTGGGAACTTTTCCCAACTTGGGCAAATGCATCCGGAAGCGAATTTGTATGATCCCGCCCCGAATTTTTCAGACTTTCCGATGTTCTTGCACCTTTGTAATCTCTTGTTGTCGGAGTTGGCAACATCCCGTGAAACATCAAGGCGTCCAATATCGAATTTGGTCCTTCCTCCCCGTTGATTCGACTTCGCATCGTTTTTGCCCCCGATTCCTTCAACGCTTGCACCCGTTCCGGATGATCCCGTTGAACACTTGTCGGAGTAGGCAACAAAGAAAACCCGGTCACGGCGGTGCGGGGCGTTGACGGATGCAGCAGAAAGTACAAACGCTTGTACTTCGTACCCTTGATTTTCCAAGTCAGTTTGCACCTCTTCGAAGACCAATCCCCCGTCCCAATTAACAATTCCGAAAACGTTTTCGCCCACAACCCAACGTGGACGAACTTCCCGAATGACTCGCAGCATCTCCGGCCAGAGGTGGCGGTCATCTTCTTTCCCAAGTCGCTTTCCGGCCATTGAGTAGGGCTGACAAGGGAATCCTCCTGAAATAATGTCAATTGTTCCATGATATTTTGTAAAATTTGATTTTGTGATGTCGGTAAATAATTCGGCATCCGGCCAATAGTGATGCAATACCTTTTGCCCGAACTCATTCCATTCACAATGAAATTTATTCTCCCATCCCATCCATTGAGCGGCAAGATCGAATCCTCCAATTCCCGAAAATAACGATCCGTGTGTCATGTTGTGAAATTACCCTTTTACATAAATATCCCGCGTTCCGGTTTTCTTCGCGAGTTCAAACAATAACCAGACCATTTGTTGACCATTTCCGAGTTTCCTTTTCTGATCCGGCTCCAACTGATTCACCCGCACATTTTCGAACACCGTGGCATCGTCATCATGTTCGATGTACCCGTCAAGTACCAATTGCGCCCACCATTCGTAAGGGATATATCGACGATCGGTAAGGATACCCCGGAGGAAATTGTCATACCCTTGTTGGATCTCGCCGCGCAATACTCCACCCGGGAGGCGTCGGTAGATCTTATACGACCAATCCGGTTTGTCGGATTCCGCGTTAATGTCACCATCCGGCCGGAGGTACTTGTAAGTCGATGATGCCCATTTTTTATACGCCGTGAGTAATTCGTTCATGTATAGCGGCGATATGTGTTGGAACGTCCGAGGATCAAAATCCAACCTTAATGCCGCCGCCATGTCGAATGCGAGTTTCAATTCCTTGATGGTTAGGCTTCCATGGTTCGTTCGGATAGAATCGACAATCGCCGCCGTCATGTACGTGTCCGGATAATTCTCCGGACGGATGCCCAAATTAATACACGCGTATTTTACCGCCGCAGATATGGCATCGTCCATCGATCGCTCAACCTTCGGAGCCGCCAAAGAGTTGAGCAAACTTTCTTCTTCCTTCGTCAAGGTTTGTCCCCCATTCCTCGATGAGGCGTTCACTCCGTTGTTGTTTGGTTTCCCCGGCAAATTGTCCGGAAATAGGTTGCTTATATGTTCCATCTTTTTCGTCTATTGACCAACTTTTGAATTTTGTTTTCCAGTTCTTCATCGGGTTTCTCCCGACCTTCCATCCGTTCGATTCGTAGTAGTTGTAGAATTTCTCCGGTAATATCTTCGATCCAATCATCTCTTCCTCCGCGAATTGTCGCACCTCTTCAAGCGTTGGCGGAACAAATTTTTCACGCGTCTTTTTTTCTTTTTTAACTACATCTTTATTCAATCCTATATCTGAATTTATATTTACATCTTTATTTACCATATGATTATCATGTGATTCACATATGTTGTTCACTTGTTCGTTTTTGTCTTGCTTTTTACCTTTTCTGTTGTTTCTTCTGCTTTCCGTGAATACTTTCCGCTGATTCATTATTTCGGTAAGTGTCGGATTTGCGTACTTATCTTGATCAGTTTCAGGAAACTTATCTGCAATGTCTTCATCATATGTTTTACATATGTTGTTCATGTCTTTTTTTGTTACATGACCTTTGTTTGCTTGAAGGCATAGTAAGCGGATGTATTGTCCGACTTGAGCATCGCTCATTGTAAACGTTCCGGAAAGGAAACGATCGTAATAGAAAAGGAATGCGGGATCTTTTGCCATGGCTCAAATAAATAAGAATTTTACATCATTAGCGTCTATTTCTATGTGCCATAATATCCCACGGCTACATACATAGAAATTAGAATATTCTTCTATTTCACCCGCTAAAAACATATGGATTTGAGCGAACACCTCACATATTACTTCATGTGGGCACGAAAGCATTTGATGTTGGAAACGCTTTGAAAGTTCTAATCCTATTATCTTTTTTTGCATAAAAAAATAAGGGCACCCATCCGCCAGAATGAAATGCCCTTTGAAGGTTCAGAATAAAACCGGATCGACTGCTGGCGGTCAACCCATCCGGTTTGCATTACAAATATACGTTATTTTTTCATTCGCTCAATCATTTCCGGTGTGGCCAATCTTACCGCCCACTCTTTCCCGTTTTTGTCCTTGTAGCGTTTCCCCGGCACGCGATAATTGGCCACGGTGTCATTGCTGCATCCGAGATGCCGGGCAAGATGTGAGGCGGATTTGAATACGATCGCCTTTTCCTTGCGCTCCGGGAACGGTAGCGATACATCGTAAATGACATGAGGTAAAGCATTTTCAAGACCCAATATTCCGCTCGTCTGGTACTTCCCCGTTCCGCTCATCCTTCGTCGTCATGTTTGGTTGTTAAATAATCGCCGATTAAAATTAGGATCCCGGCACCCCATATCGCGGCGACGATCAGGAACGCTTTAGTTCCGGTCGGGAGATCATGCCACTCCCTCCCGGTGAGATCCTTAATAACGTCGCACCCTTCCGACTGGGTGACGATGGCGGCGTACATGACCGCGAGTATTAATGTTTTCATTTGTTGATTTTTGTGGTTTAACGTGGTCGAATTTGACCACCTTAAAATGAGTCCACCGTAGAAACGGCGGACGACTTGAACTTGCCTATAAGAAAAGTACCAAGTCCCAACGTAGAAACGTAGGACGTAAAGTGAAGAAAAACTTTTTAGAACGGTAACCCGTCGAGATCCTCATTGGTCGGCGGTCGTTGCGCTTTGGTTTGAGTTTCGCCCACGATCTTCGCGTTTCCGAGGATTGCACCGCGAACGCCAGACGCTCGTAGTTCCTTTGTGATCCCTTGGGTGATCATCCCGTGGTTGCCGTACTGATCCGGTTGATCATTGATGTGGAGTACTAAATCGAGATAAATACCCTTCTCCCCCTTGAATAGATGATCCTTGTTGACCGACGAGAGGTTCACTTTTAACACTACCAATTTTCCCATGATTCTTTGATTTTGCTACCTTGTAGCCGTCCGCGAACCCTTGCACATACAAGGCTTGATCGTATTCGGCCTGATAATTATTACATTTTTCTAACTCGTCGATAAGTTGCATCAACTCAAATTTACGCGCTCCCGGTTGACTTTTAAGCACCAACGATCGCAATTTTGAGATGGCGCGATCGAGCGGCGAATCAGGTACCCGGATCATTGCGGAATAGTTTTTACGAACCTGAATGATGCGAGGCGACTTTTATTGCCGTACTTTTCGTGCGTCACTTCGATGATGTTCCGGCTTGTCATTGTCGTTACGAAATTATCGATCCGCATCATTCCGGTTTCCGCTTGTATGCCACGGACGCGCTGATCAGACGGTTTCACGGAGTTCATGCCGAATGTGCGGTATATCGCTTTCGTGAAATCTTTCATAGCGGATGAAATCCCGGTAAGGTCGGCAACGGCGGGCGGTTGAATTAACGGGAGTTGTTCGCTCCCGTTTTCGCTCATGACTTCGCGGATCAAGCGCATCGCCTCCGCTAACTTATTTCGTTGATTCTGATTCATTTGGCGAGATTTACTTTTAGTGATTGTGTAACCGAGAGGACGGGCAATTCACCCCGGCGGAGTTTCTTTTCTTCGTCCTCAATTGCCTTGCGTTTTTCCGTAGCGGATGCGATGGCGTCGGAAAGATCTTGCCATCCATCGATGTGTCGGTAGTCGTATTTCGGAACGTCCACCGCTTGGAGTTTTGCCCCGGCAATCTCTGCGACTTGTTTCGGATGCTTAAACAATTGCTCCTTTGCGGCCTCCGCGATGCGATCTTTTACCGCCTTCGTGAGTTGCTCGAGTGCCGCCATCTGAACCATTACGGCGAGCGGATCCAATTTTCCGCCAAGCGTTTCCTCCGCGATGGCATCCGCCATCATTTCGATCCCGAACTTTGTCGGCGCGATGTCCGCGATTTTGATTTCTGCGAGTTCTCTGGTTTCCATGTGTTTCATTTATTGAGTGCATTAATTAAGGCGTGTGCCATGTTTACTGAAAGTTCCGCAACGTTTTCGGATGTCAATGTCGCGTTATTTGGATCGCTCAACATTCCATTCATTGCGACCGCTGCAAAATATTCGCGCTTGCTTATTCCACGAGCAATGAAAATACTGTCGTCACACAATTCCGCAACCATCGCCCCGCAACCTTCGTGCGGGAATGTTCCCATTTCTCCGGTTTGTTGCAAAAAAGTTATTAGCGAATCTGATCTTAATTTTGATTCTTTTTCCATGTGTTCCATTTTATGATTGTGATTGAATGAACTTTTTTCGATCGGAGAACATAGGGCGCAATCCGCACGCCTCAACCGTTGCTTTGTTATGTTGGTATAGCGCGTTGAGTTGTGCAACGGTTTCGACATACTTCAAGACCTCGACGATTGCATCCGGTTCGTCATACTGGATAACGACCGCCTTCGCGATGTCGATATTAAGTTCCTCATCCTCCGAGTACACCTCAACCGCATCCGGTGGTGGAGCAATATCCAGACGTTCGCCGGGCAGCGATACGGCCTCCTCTTCGGAAAGGATACCTAACCCTAACAAGTCGAGCGTCGCCCTCCGCTTCGCCTTCGTTTCGGCCTTCATGAGATTATTGCAATATTGCTCCCCCTTCATACTTGCGATGGGAACTGCCGCCATTGATTCCGTGAACCGCCCGTCCGGTAGCGTCGCCCGTGCAATGACCTGAAAGATCCCCGGCTCTTGCATGAGTTCGCGGGATATTATCTGATGCGACACCCCGTGCATCTTGTTAAGTTGTTGCGCTCCGGAGCGGGTGAGGTACAACACCTCGCGACCTTGGAGGCGTAGGAGATCGAACGGTTTGGTAAACGGATCAAGTCCGAGGCGTTCGCAATACCCGCGATAATACAAGACCTTGTCGGATGGATGCAGACGGGAAAGGTCGCCGTCGATGATGATGGACGCGGTTACCGCCGCCTCTTTTTGTTGGAGTTCTTTGTTGCTCATAGTGTGTTATTATGTTCTAAAGTTAGGGCAATTTTCGGTAAATCTTCTCCTTTTCTCCGAAAAATTCATACATAACTTTCAGCAATCGAGGCGACCCGCGACGCTTGGCCATCGTGTTAAAATATGTGTTTTTGTGTACCCCGGCCAACCGTGTGATAATCTCGGCATCTCCACGGTCGTAAAGTTTGCGCCACTTGGCGAGCGTTTCATTTGGAATTTCCATGCGTGTTTATTTAGTGATGTAATCGACGAAGGTGTCCACGATCCACGTGAGGACGGCGGGTGCGAGGATGATGAAGATTGCGAATGCGCACGTTATGATATTGCGGGCGATTTCCTTTTTCATTTGTGTGTGTTTGGTGATGTGGTGATTGTGTGTACATACTGGCGCATGAGGCGTCGTAAATCCGCCCACATTTCGTCCAGTTCTTCCGGGCAATCGGCGGAGAGTTCAATCCTGAAATCCTCTTTCGTGTCGTCGCCGGAGTAAGCCTGAACGATGGCGTAAGAATGATCGAGATCGGCGACATCATCGCGATGATCCATCTCGAACCACCATTTCATGTAGACCGTCATCTCGGCGAGTTCTCGCGCTAATTTGTGTGTAATGCGAATGTGTGTTTCCATGTGTGTTTCGTTTGTTATCACAAATCTAAAACAAGTTCAACACATAAACAAAACAATTTCCAAATTATTTTTTTTGATAAAAAAGGAACCCCGATCATGGAAATGACCGGGGATCATGAAACACACTATGTATCAGCAGAAATCGAAGGTACTAAATTCTTACATAACCGTTCGGGGTGACGTTCCCGGCGGTGTGCATCGCGAATAATTGCCGGACTGGATAACCGAATGTCTTTTGAAAATGCGGAGCGTCGACGAACTTCCAATCCCCGCCCCACCCCCAACCGTACGACTTGAAGATCTGGACGACCTCCACCCAATCCGCCCGGCCATCGCCATCGAAATCCGTCCGGGTGTCCCATGATGCCGTGTCGTATTTACCGTCGCCGTTTGTGTCCACGATCAACACGATATCGATGGCAAGGCCGTAGTTATGGTATGATAATCCGCCCTTCGCGTTGGTGACGACCTTCCCGGGTGCCGTGCGGCCTTGGGCGTATAACTTGTTCTGCTCCGCAATCGTCCGGAGCGTGAACGCGAAACGGCACATTGCCCGACCTTTCAACGCTTCGCAGATCTCCGCGTAAATCTCCCCGGCTTCCTCGCGTAACTTCGGATGCAGCAACTTGATCCGATCCAATGTTATTTGATCCATGTGGTGTTATTTTCGTACTGCCAACGCAATCAGACCCACGAACGCAATCAGCAAAAACGCGGTCGACATCCGGTACCTCCGGGAGCTATCTCCGACCTCTTTCAGCCTACCTTCGAGTTCAGATACTTGCCGGATATGTGCATCGCGCCCGGACGCATCCACGACCGTCAATTTCAGCGTATCTCGGATCGTTACGGTTCGTACTATGTCGCGAAACTTTGTCGCCGTAATGCGCACCGTATCGCGTTCAATGGTCGTGTCCGTGAAAATGACGATTTCGCCAATGGTGTCCGTCTTGATGATTGTATCCCGCTTTACGATCGTGAGCGTGTCATAACGGCACAACCCATCGCGCAACAATTCATCGGCGACGCGTGTCCGATGTGCGGGATCATCGAGTACCCGACGAACCGGATCGCAACCGATGGCGGAGATGCAAAGTAATATCGTGACGATGTTACGCATTCCGATCGGCTTTGTCCTTTAGTTCGAGCCGGATGTCCATGAGCAGCGACTCGATCCGATCCAACCTCCGGGATATTTCGTCATCCTTTCGCTCAACCGCTTCGAGCCGGAGGTTTGTCGCCTTTTCCATTACCTCGAGCCGGGATGAAAGGTCGGTAATCTTGCGCCTTAACCCGTCGATGAACTTCCAGAACGCGAGGGCGTAGGTCGCCGTCTGAATTAAAATTGTCGTCACTAATTCCGTCGTCATGCCCATAATTAGTTCGGTTGATTATTTGTTACCGCTTGCATTCTGCTCCCCCACTTGCTTCGCCACTTTCGCCCGTATCCCCTCACTCACCTTTGCCGGTAACTCACCCAGTGCATCATAAATTACTTGCACCTCTTGCGTTGTTAGTTCAAGTTTGTAGGTTTTCTGTTGTTGTGGCATCGTGAAGGCAAATATGCCCATAACAAAAACGAAAATGATTGCGTAACCGATTGATTTTTTCATGTGATAAAGTTAGTGTAAGTCAGTCCATGACGTGGTATAAACTTGCAATTTTGATGTGGTGGTATTGTATATCACAAGTCCGGCAGCCGGGGAAGATATTGCATCCCTTTGTGTGGTTGTCATACGGGGTGGAAGGAATCCACGCGTGGTGGATGTTACATCAAGTTGTGCGGATGCTTCCGGCGTTGCATCGTTAATTGATATAATGCCATTCCCCGTCACTCTAAAATATTCATTTGCCGCAGATGCATTTCTAATCCTAAAACTATAATCATTCGCAGATGTTCCCGCATCAATTAGCACCCCAAAACTTTGGTCGGTAGTGGTGCTATTTTGGTCGAACCATCCAATAACCGAATTATTGAAATTGCCCGTGAATAATGCTGATTTCGCTTGTAGTGCATCAACTGCGGTAAATGTACCCGTGACGTACGCATTCCCCGATACTTGTAGTTTATAGTCCCCGGCATCGGTGGTGGTGTTGATATAAGTTTCTGAATTTGAAGACGCTAAAAATGTTGTAGTCGATCCGCTTAATACCGAA